TGGATCAGCGGCTGTGCTATGTACGCTTGGGCTAGTTATACTCGTAAATCATTTGGGATGATTGCAAATTATATGCTGCTGGTTACTATTGACAGCATCGGCTTATTTAGAATGTTGACTAACTAATGAACAATAAACATATTATCACTGTAGAAGAAGATCCAGAAACCGGTGATCTAATTCTTCCTTTCCCCGACGGGCTATGCGACCAATTAGGTTGGGAAATTAACGATACGCTTGATTGGGAAGCCAATGCTGACGGATCATATACTCTAACCAAGAAAGAAGAAACTGAATGGGTGCTAGTTGAATGTGTCAGTACATTCCGCGACCGCTACATGGTTGAAGTGCCTAAGGGTAAAACTGAATGGTCACTAGATACAGTAACAATGAATGAAGCAAAAGAGTTTAGCCAAGAACATCTTGGTGAACAAATTGTGTCGCATCGTGTTGTCACTAAAGAAGAGGCACTAGTAATATGCGACAAAGACAATGACTACACTAAGTCATGGAATGAAGAACTTAAAATGAAAAATTTCTTTACCACTTGGAAAGAACAACAGAAATAAAATGGCACAAGCAATTCAAATGACACATACTAAGACCGGTATCGTCAAAGACGGATACATTGGTTTTAGCTACAGCTATTTCTTCCTAGGCATTTTTAGTCTAGGATGGCTTATTCCGTTGTATCGTGGTAATCTTGTCATGTCGTTGATTTGCTTGATCTTCCACATGTTCACTCTACCACTGTGGATGCTTACTGCATTGATGTTTGGTTTGTTCTTTAACAAGTTTTACACACTGCGTCTTATCGAAGAAGGGTACCGATTCACTGATAGTGATGAGGAATTAGTTGCCCGCGCAAAAACAATTTTAGGAGTATCAAAATAATGGTCAATTGGACAGATTCTAACAACTTAGTAATTATTGATGATACTGTAGAGCCAGCGTTACATAAGTGGCTTAAAAGTATGCTAGTAGTAACCGAAATGACTATCACTTTCACTAAGGTTGATGGTACCGAGCGTGTGATGAAATGTACACTGGAAGCAAGCAAACTGCCTGTAGTTGAATTGAAAGAGGATGCAAAGCCTCGCAAGGAAACTACAAGCACAAAAGCATTGCGTGTGTTTGACTTGGAAAAGAACGAGTGGCGTGCATTTACTATCAAAAATATTAAGCGTATTCAACTCTCATTGGGAGAAAGTAATGATTCGGTATGACGAAATCGCGCAGGTGACCTGCGTTGACAATAATCAAACGGTCACTGCTGATGTGCTAGACTTCAAACCTAGTGTACTATTGAGCATCAGCCTCGATAAGAGCATCAAATTGATATTGAAGTACAATACCAAGAGTGATGAATATCAGGGTGACCTATACGGAAGAACCTTCATCAGCAAAGGTCCAAAAGGTAAGCACTATACCACTGGACGATAAATTTGACAATAAATACTCATTGTGCTATACTATGAGTTATGAAAAAAGTCACATTATCTTTCACTGTTGAACAGCCCAAACATCGGGCTCATAGGGTGCTTTTCGATGAAAACACCCCGTTCAAACCTAAGGTTGTGCAATCTAAAGTGCAGTACCGCCGCAAAGATAAACATCCAAATCGTCCGGAGGCACAATGAGAGAACTTACTAAAAAAGAGTTTCACAAACAACTGACTGACAAGTTTATTAGTGACCAATTTAGCTCTTACCTATTGCTGCATCCCGGCAAAAGAACAGAAGCCGCACTGTATGCAGCCGGAAAACTCCAAGTATTCCTCCTAGAAGCTATGGACGAACTGCCCCATCATCTCTATCAATCCGCACTCAGGCAACTAAAAGGTTGACATTAAATGGATATCGTGATACAATACATGTATTGAAACGATAAGGAATTGGAAATGAACTTCACGCTGATTACATCTAAAGGTAAAGTTCTCACATTTTTCATCAAAGCCGTAGCTGAAACATACAAGCAAGCATACGGTGGTGTTATCATCACAAACGCAATTCTTACCAACTCTACTGAAGCAGTTTCAGCATAATGAGTACTAAAGTACAACCAGAAGATCACCGAGACCTATTAGGAGGGCGATGCGGTTGCATTCACTCATCAAAACAGTCTCTACGTAGGCAAGGTAATCAAAATTACACCCAAGCAGGTTCGGGCCGCCCTATGCTCACTAAGTATCGGAGTGATACTGGTTACCTGAAATATACAGCCCAATGCGTATTGATTGGTGGCCCTGAACTGACTTTGCACCTATTGAAGAACCTATAAAAAGGTTGACAATAAATCACTTTGGGTATATAATAGAATCTTAAACAGTCGAAACAAGGAATCAAAATGTCTACTCGTTCAGCAATTGGTGTGATGCATGGTGATGTGTGTAAAGCAATCTACTGTCATTCAGACGGTTACTTGAGCTACAACGGCAAGGTCCTTCTAGCACACTATGATTCAGCTAAAGCTAATCAATTGGTTGCTATGGGTGACATGAGCGTTTTGGGCAAAGTCATTGGTGAAAAAATTGACTTCAACGACCGCATGGTTTACGAAGGTGACAACATTGCTACACAATGTCGTTTCTATGGTCGTGATCGTGGCGAGACTGGTATCGAGTTCAGCACATTCTTCAACGACCAAGAGTTGTTTGCAGGTATCGATGCAGAATACTTCTATGTGATGAAAGACGGTGTCTGGTTCGTATCTGAGGGTGCTGGCTGGGTTAAGTTGAGCGAAGCACTTGCAAAAGAAATGGAAGCTGCATAATGGAAGCTGTCATCGAAACAACTGAATGGTCTGGTTCAATTCAACCAAATCATAGCTATCTGCTAGATGGCAGCAAAATGATTGCGTTCATTAAGAAAGGTGGCACTGTCCCTTTCTACTTCAAGAATCCAATCACGATTGAAAAGCGTGGTCGCAAGTTTGTCGCACTAAAAGTAAATCCATTCAAGCAGATCAAGCAAGATAGTACAATTATCAAAGTAGCGGGCAGCAAAGGTGCAGTCTACTCTATTGATACAGAAGCTAACACCTGCTCTTGTATGGGTTTTGGTTTTAGAGGAAAATGTCGTCACTTGTCCGAATTACTAGGCTAGTCTCCAACCCTTGTGAGTTTTTCTATTACCAGATGCTACTTCACACATTGATCCATTATTCAAGTTTTGACTCCGACAAAATTGTCGTAAGTTGACAACAGTGTGGATTATGTCATCCGGAGACACAAATATCCAACAACTTTGTCGGTCGTGTTTTAGTTTACCGGTTGATTTTTAGGTTTTACAGGAAGGTGCGACTTGCAATTAGCAAAGTGATATCGTTTCATGTTGCCGGGATTTGTTCCAACGAAGGCACAATGTGGGCAAGATATTTTAGGTCTATTTTGATTTTGTAATCTAGTTCTTTCTGCTTGCTCAGCCTTACGCTCACTAGTCCATTTTGTTTTCATTTTTGCTTTAGATTCGTCTGACATTTTGGTATCTCGGAATCTATTTCCTACTGCTTCACCAAATCCTTCGGGTTTCTTTTTACCCTTTAGTTTCTGTGAGGCTTTTTCTTTGAAAGATGCTAAACTTTCAGGCGAACGATTATCAGGGTGACCTTTATTAGCTAAGGATAATTTTTGTTTGTGTTCATCAGTGAAAACTCTACCTTTCAAGGTATTGGATCTTTTTTGATTTGACTCAATCGTCTGAATTGTTGCCCCTCCGTCACCCTGTTCCTCTTTGAGATTCGCCCACTTATCACTGTTAACTATATCCCATAGTTGGCTATAATAAATTCCCTTCTCTTTTATTTCAGCTATGTTATGAGATTCAAAGATAATAACTGTACTATAATCTTTTCCGTGTTTCTTTAGATGTAGTTTCCAATATTTACCTGACCCCGTATACGAGTGTGGATCTGCTGAGGTAGTTTTACCCAAATACTGTAGCCCTGTTTGGTTGTGAGTTTTAACATAAAGATATATCATACTACTATTTAGTCCAGGGTTTGAATTCCGAGGATACTAGGTTGACAATAAATACTAACAGTGATATAATAGCTTATTGATAGGAGATTAATATGAGAGTAGCATTGGCGTCGGACATCCATTTGGAATTCCAAGATATCAACCTCAAAAATACTGAAGGTGCAGAGG